GCAGGAACAGTAAGTGGACTATCTGTTGGCATTTGCGTTCTCTCAACATACACTTTAGCAATATTTCCAAACTTAGCCGGCATAGCCATTATTCTCGCTTCGTAATCTTGTTTCGTCACACATCTATTCTGCGAAGCAAAATTCGCGCTTGCTCTATGTCTTATTTCATCAATTGATTCTTGATTAGATCCTCCACGCGCTGGTGAATCATTCGTTACAGATATACTGGAAGCTAAACTATGATTAGTCAAATCCCCTACAGCTACATTTGATGATATACCACCTCCTATACGATACTTCACTGTCAATATAGTATGCATTGGTGTTTCACCTAAAGTTGAATATTCATCTCCTAATTGAGGATCGATTGATGTTGTTAAATCTTCTGTGATGCCCGGAATTGTTATTCCGATCTGTTCAGTCTGTAAATAGTTAGATGTTATACTTTGTCCACTTCTTAATATTCCATTTCCAAATATAAGTGAAGTTGTATTGTCATCATTTACCTCTACAGTAAATCGTTTATCTGTTCTGATAAATTCTAGTGTGTACGGAACAGCTATAAATGGACTTAATTCACCTACTGCATTTGTTCCATCCCAGTCTTCTTCATGATAAGCAGCATTTCCTGTTCGAGATGTTTCAATGGGAACTTTATCTTGTGCTAAATAATCTACTTCATACCACTGATTTCCATTAGCATCAAATATACTAATGATATCGACAACATTTGTATCAGATAGTTTTAATTCTAAAAACTTCGTTGGACTTCCAACTGTAAATGTAACGGTTTTAGTTTCGCCCGAAATGGCTCGTACCTTTCTTATTATTTCCCAATCACTTGCTATCCCATCAGCATTATAATCTGATATAGTTGGGGGGTAGTCTTGTTCTGCTGATCCGCTAACTGCAAAATCAACTATATCTAGAGTTTCAAAAATAATATCAGAATTAGCAGTTGAAGTTATCTGCTCATGAGCAGAAATCTGAGTAGCTTCGCCATAAGCTGGAGTTGCTCCTGTACCATCATCACTCACTTTCTGTTTAAATGTCAGATCAGCATAAGCAGGTATAATTGGTTTTATTTTATATCCTAACATCTTAGCAATATTATTTACATTCCTTCTTTCTTCCGCTAATGGTAAAAGCATTTCTCGATATTGCTGATCGATATAAAATGAAAGTACATCTCCTACATAAGCTGACATCTCTATTAACATCATTCCGGGTGATGTTTCATTAAAATCTTTATATGTAGTGGGGAAATAAGATTTAGCATATTCAATAAGAGTATTTTTTAAAGTTCCGAAATCTTTATTAATATAATTGATATTAGTTTCTTTAAAATCTTTGCTATTATAAGCCATTCTTATTCTCCTATTTCAACTTGTATAGATTCTAATGTATTTGGATCACGTATTATATTAAATGTAATGTAAATCATCATCTTATTTTTTCCAACACTATCTGTTTCATCCATGCTAATATTTAATTCTTTAATTTCCACAAAAGGTAACCAAGTCTTAAATACATCCACAATTTCATTCTGTATTGTAATTCTCGATTCATCCGTATATTGTTCAAATAAAAACTTTCGTAAATTTATTCCTAGATTAGGTTGCATTAACCTTTCACCTTTATTAGTATTTAACAACATCTGAATATTATTTTTTACAGCTTTTATCGTAGTGTCAGTACTGGCAAACCACCCTTCAACACCATTTGATTTATAAAATGGATAATCAATACCGACAAAAATATTACTATCTCTATCTTCGATATATGGTTTTTTGGTTGTATCTCTAACTGCCATTATTATTATCCTACCGAAACCTGCTCATCATATGTGTCGGTTTTACCATATTGATCTGTTACGGTTAAAGTAACCGTATACGTACCTGGCTCAGAATATCCATAAGTGGGGTGTGGGCTTAGACTCGAATCGTCATTGTCATCACTAAAAGACCATAGCCAACTCATAATTACTCCCTCGCCTGGTATAGAAGTGTCAGTAAAAAAAACAAATAAGTCATTTACAGTTGTGTTAAAACTTGCTATGGGAGATTCAAAATCGGTCACAGTAACGTCTTTTTCATACTCATGGCTTAAACCATTTGTATCTGTTACTGTTAACTTAACTGGATAAGTACCTGACGTCGTAAATGTATATTGAAGCGGAGCAACACCATATTTGATATCATCACCATCTGCTAATGTTATAGTCCATACATTTTGAGAACTGTCGAGTAATCCATCTCCAGGTATTGATATATCATCTAGCTCCACCCATAAACCAAAAAACTGATCTTCAACAAACTTTGCTTCAGGGGGTTTGAGCTCTACTGCTTCTTCTTCTTCTTCTATATCTCTATCATCTACTGGATACTGCTGTGTTCCTTGATCTTTTAACTTATATGGATCTAACTTGACCTTTGTATAATCATTCCATTCATCGGATGTGTCAGCATCTTTAACTCTCATAGCAGGTCTCCCGACGTATGAATGACCAAAAGTCATCATCATTCCTTTTGATAAATCAATTGGATCTGCTAAATTTGTTCCCATTGCAATTGTTGGTCCTCCTGTTGCTGTTGGAATACCTGGCATCACTTTGCCTTTTATTGCGCCGGCGGCCATTGTTTTAAAATTTTCAAGTTCTGTTGTGGCTTTCATTTCAGTAATTGTAAAAGTCTGTTTTAACATCCAATCAATAATTGAAGTCGCGATATCTTTTGATAACTCTTTAATATTTCCATCATCACTTGTTTGTTCTTGGACAGTTTTTCCTTGCTCTGTTTGCTGTCCTACAGTAGCCTTAGCAAATGCATTATAAAGATCTTGTTCAAGAGTTGCCATTATTTTGTCCCATTTTTCTTTTTATCTATAGATCCCATTAACTCACTATAATCTCTTGTCAATGCATTCTTGATATAATCTGGAATTTGTTCTGATGATACTCCCGTATCAGAAATCATTTCTGGATCTATTATATTACTATTACTGGGTGATTCTGTCAGACCAGAATAATTTTTCTGTAAAATAGACTGCATTGAATCCGTAGTTAACGTCTTATCGCCCAACGTTTCCCATTCATCTGCAGCGTTTGCAGTTTCATTAAGAACTTCATTTAATGTTTTATTCTTTGCATAAACACGTGGTGCCTTTTTCTTAAATGGTTTTTGTTTAAGTTTCGTTTGTTTTGACTCCTTAAGAAATTTACGTAATTCTAGTCGAACTTCTTCTCTTACTATTTCTCTTATTATCATTTTAAGTTCTGGTTTTTTCATACTATTCCTCCTATAACATTTATTATCTTTCTCTATTATCTTCAATGAAATGTTTTGTACTAACAATATCATTTGAATCTTTAATTATTAAATTTTTAAGTTTTATTAACTTGGGTACTAAGCTACCCGGTGGACCGTTTTCAGCACCTAATGGAATCGGTGCACCTTGACAATGTCCATTCGACGATACTAAAAGATCAATTAATTCAGCTAACCATTCTCTTAAATTTTCCCCTAAAACCATTCCTTGCTGTACATCTGCACCTACAATATAACTGGGTGCTGTCTCTTTTGCTTGTTTCCCCAAATATACGTTTGAAGATTCGATAATTGTTTCCTTTTCAGTCGAAATTGTTAATGTATTTCCTGCACCAATATGTACATTTTTAGCAGACGATAAAAATAAACTATCACTTCTCGAATTAATAATAATTCGATCAGAATTTAAAAACATTTGTGATCCTAAAATATTTAACTCTTCACCCGCTTCTCTTTCTTCTACTGTTAATAATTTTCCATAATCATAAATAATTTTTGTAGCATCTTCTTCATTATTAACATGAGAAATTAATTGTGACATTAATCTCTTCCTTTCTTCTTCAGGGTCGATAATATCTGAAGCTAATATAAAAGGTAAAGGAATCTCTACATCATTTTCTATTTTACTATCTGAAATAAAATGTTGTCTGATAGACCCTTTCTGTACCATGCCTAAAATACTGCCGTCAAACATAGTTTCAACTGAATATTTAGGAAATCTTCCATTAGAAATAATAATATAGGGATTTACATCTCTGCTACCTATTCTTATACTATTACTATATCGACCTTCAAATACTAAATCCCCTTGAATATTTCTAAGCGATGTTTTTTCATTATATGGATTATCTAGCGATTCATTATACTTTTTTTCCAAACGCATCGCTATATTTTTTTCATCAAGTTTATCAATACTCCGTGTAGGATTTCCATCTATATTTAATGGGCCTAAATAATATTGAGTATCTGCAAAAGTACATAACAGAACTTGATCACCTATAGCCGGTACATCAACTGTTCCTCTAAGTAATGCAAAATATCTATTATCTTCCGTCATATCTGCGGTTTTATCAATTTCTGAATCGTAGTAAGATATCGCCATAATACTATTAATATTTTTAGGGTTTCCATAACATGCTTTATGTTTAATACCCGTTACAGCCATAATGACAGTGCCTGGTACAAACTGGTACCATGCCATATCAGGCTTATCAGAAATAAATGGAGTATTCCAGTTTAACCAATCTCGATTAGTACTTACCCATGTAGAGCCCTTGCCCATTTTAATTTCCTATAATATTTTTATTTATGTTTTTAATTTCATCCATTTTATCACTTTTACGTTGAACTTCATCAACTGTCTCTTGTAATGTTTGAATCAATTCTTCTTTTTCTTGTTCCGTCAATGCAATACTATCCTCATCTATCCCTCCCATCGATTTAGTAATTATTCGTTGTAAAACACTTGCTAACTTAACGAGATGTTCATCGTTCTTAACAGACACATCCATTATTTCTTTTATAACAGGTGCAATTAGAATCGCATCATCTATTGTTTGGATAAATCCATGTATTTCTTGTACTAGAAGATCTAATTGCAATTTTTTATTTTTTACATTATCGTAAATATCTTTTGTTAAATCTTGAAAAGTTTTACC